TGTACAGGCAGTCCGCCATCCCCAACTCGCCGAAGCCCGCGCCGCGCGCACGGTTGCTCACCGGGTTGGTCTTGAGCGCTCGCCAGCCATCGAGTTCGAGAAGTTGCGTGCAGGCTTGCTCGATTTGCGCCTCGGTGATTTTCATTCCGTGCCACCCGTGGCCTTGCAGATTCGGTCGCGCACCGAGTAGGCGCGCTGTAACACGGTATTCTTGCCCTTCGGAACACCCCACGCGTGTGCGCGCATCGCCACAATGTCGGCGCCGATCAGGCTCAGAATGTAGTTCACGTCGCGGGCCGTGAGCTGGATCGTGTGGAGCGGGCCAGTCTTGGTGTTGCGGCTCACAGCTTCACCCGCTCTTTCAAACCCGCGAGATCGATCACGTGGACCCCACACTGAAATTTCACAGCTTCGTCGATCACATCGTCGGGCGTGTCGCAGATCTTCAGCTTGCGTCCATCCGTCACGATGAAGCCCCAGCCCCGGTAGAGGTCGATGAAGATCATGCGGAGCAGCCGTTTCGCTTTCTGGATCGACATTTTGCGGCGGCTGAGTTCGAGCAACAGCGCAAACTCCGCGAGCTGCGCGCGGTCGTAGATCCGGCGGTGGCCGTCCATGTGGTCATGCCGGATGATATCGCGTTCATCCCACCACTGGAGCCGGCGGGCCGTCAGATCCGGCAGAGCCGCGAGCACCTGGCCGCTCGTCAGTAACTGCGGTTCAGGTTCGGTCGAGGAGCGATGCTTGTGCTTGAACATCCTTCCCTCCGTTTTTCTTCCTGATGCGCCGCTTCGGTGTGTACCGCTTCCGTGTATCGAAGATCGCATTCAGCGCGATCAGCAAGTCACTGAGCTGGTCCAAGTCGCAGTCGTTTGCGAAGTCGCGAATATCCGACTCGTCCATGTGCTGCTTCCGCTTCGTCACAAAATCATCCGCCATGCCGTGCCCTCCAGTACGCTATCGCGATCAGAAATATTGCCCAGCCGGCCGTGATGAGCGCGCACACGATGAGCGCCAAGCATCCCGGCTTCACACTGGCCCGGTGTCCCATCAGTCGTTTGCTTCGGCGGTATCGTCCGCCTGTTCTTTCGAGATCAGCCGGAGTTGGTTACTCGCATCCGCCGCCGCTTTCTTGGCCGCCGGTACGATGTCGATGTCCACGCCGTCTTTCTTGATCCCGTGGATGAGCTGGTGCATCGCGGCATCCGAGTCGATCAGGATGATCTGGAAGCTGATGAGCATTTGCTCGTCGTCGGCGTGCTGCTTGATCGTCACCTTGTGGAGCCGCAGGACCCGGAAGTCCGAACCTTTGCCGTCGATCTTCGCCTTGCCGTCGAGCCTTCCCTGGCGCGCGCGAAACGTGACCATCGGGCCGTACCAGTCGATGCCGAGATCGTAGCCCCGGACATCAGGATCTTCGGGATCGGATTTGCGCTTGTACACGCGGTCTTTGACGCCCAATTGCTCGGCGATGTCCGGGTTGAACGGCGCCGAGCAGTGGACGGTCATCAGGACTTCGGAACTCAGCTTGAAACTGGCTGAGCGAAAATTTGCGTTGAGCAGCTTTGTTTTTCGTGCCATGGTTCTCCTATTTGATCCTCAGATGAACTTGATCCGTCACGAGCGCGAGGCCCGCGACCGCGCCGCAGTAGACCTTGCCGGTCCCTTTGCAGGTCTCGCAGTCGTTACTGCTCCACTCGCTGCCTGGGACAATCGTGAGAGTGCCGCTCTTGCCTGTGCCGTGGCACTTCTCGCACGGCCCCTGCTGCTTCAGCACCGGCAGCGCCGCCGTCTTCATTACGCCGTGCTCCAGCGTGGGGTCGAGTGCGGTCCCTTCCTTCAGCTTGAGGTACGCTTCCTGCGCAACTTTGTTGCCGGTTGTGCTGAGTTTGGCGAGCAGCCAGTTCCACGTCGCCAGATCCGTCTTGACGATCACCCGCTTGTACTCGGGCGGTACCATGTCGGCCTGCCGGACTTCGACCGACGCCGGGTTCGCCTGAATCCGTAGCGTTTTTTTTGCGCCCTCCAATCGCGGCTGGCTTGCGGCCTTCATAGCTTGTGCGATGCGGTTGCGGAAGTCCTTCTGGGCACGCTCCCGCTGCGCCGCCCGAGCCAGTAGCCGTTGACCTTCCGTGCGGTCGGCTGCGATGTGGGCCTCGATCTCCTGATCGACGTACGCAATTCCATCCACCTTGTCTTCCAGCTTGACGAAGTATCGACCGATGGCCTCTTCGATGGCAAGCAGCTCGGATTCCCGTTGCTGCTGGTCGATCTCGATATCGGCCTCGATATCGGCGCGATCCAGGATCAGGATGAACAGGCTCTCAAGGATCGGGTAGAGCGCGAGCTTTGGCTCCTGCACGGCGGGCGTCATGAGTGAGCAACCTCCGGTTGGCTGAACAGGTCCTCAGGGAGATCCTCATCCGTAGCCTTGAACCCGCTGGTGGTTTCGGTGCCAGCCGCGAGCGCGAATTCAAGCGAACTCCACATCTCGATCAGCGCCGCCGTTACCTCTGCGATCTTCGGGCCTTTCTTCAGGCCGTGCAGCTCCACGATCCGCTTGTACTCGTCTTCACCCTTAGGCGACGCGTCCTTGAGCTTGTTGCGCATTTCTTCGAGAGCCGCTTTCACATTCCCAGGCTGTCCCAGTTTTTCGATAACCCCGCGCATTGGTCCAGGGATCACGATTTCGGCCGGTGCGGGCTTCGGCTCTACTGGACGAAGGGCATCGGGAGATCCCAGCCACGTCTTGAGAGTTTCGGCCATCTCAGCGCCAGGCCGGTTGATGCACTTGCCTGCGAGTGCCGAGCAACGGGATTTTGTGATCGTCAGAGTATTGTCCTGATCCATGTCGCCGCACACATCGAACTCGTACTCGATCCCGTCGCGCATCACAGGTTGCAGGCCAATCTTGCGGGGCACCATCTTGCCTTTATCGTCCTTCTCGATCACCCACTCGGTTTTCACCCGCATGCTCACCAGGACGTGAATCGGAGCGGAGAGCATGAGGTTTACCAGCTTGTTGTGGATCGGCGTTACAGTCTTCCACCCAGCGAAAGAATTTCCCTTGTTTTGCTTCGCCGCGTTGTCAACCATCTCCAACTCGCCGCCGACTCCCATCCAATAGTGAGACAGGCTATCGCCCAAAAAAACGTTGTAGCCGCGTTCCACAGCTTTGTTGATATACTGCATCAGTTCGTGCGGATCGAAGCTGGTGGGCTCGATCACGTCAAAGGTGAAATGGCTCGGGTCCGCGCATTTCGCCGGGTCTTCCAAGCCTCCACACCTATCGGTATGCGCGTACTTCGATGCGCTTCCGTGTTCGGTGTCCACCAGTGCAATCTTGCCGCCCAACTCGGTAGCGAGCTTGAGCAGCGTGTAGGTCTTGCCAGACCCGCCAGGGCCAGCTATTGCCAGCCGTAATTTCGCATCTCTTTTAACAGCTTGTTTGAATTCCATTCCGTCTCCTTAGAACGGGGTACAGTATGCGCAGTCTTCTTTGCCGCATGGTGTTGCGGGCGAACACGGCACAGGCTGCAAGGTCAGAGTTTCGGCTTGCGGCTCGGCTTCTGGAATAGCCGCCGAGGCCGGTACGTACTGGACCGCTTCGAGGTATGCCGTGATGGCGTCACGTGTTGCCGCCGCTTGTGCGTCGGTCAGATGCAGTTGAACGTCTTCGCAGGCTGCACCGAAACGCAGCAGGCAGGTATGATCTCCGGCTCCTGATGATTCAACCGCTACGCTGAAGTCGTCGGCCCAGATGCAGGGCATCGAAACAACGCTGATCTTCATGACTTCGCCTCCCGAATCGCAGCACCGATCGGATTGAGCAGCGCATCGTACGATACTCTGGTACAGGCCCAGGCGAAGGGCTGCACGATGCTCAGGATGGCCGACTCGCGGGCCGTGGGTTCTTTGCGTGGAGCGGGCCAATCGTCCCTCAGAAGATTCAGGTTGATCTCGCTCCAGTGGTGAAGCTCGGGCACTTCCCGGTTGAGTCGCGCAACTTCCGCCGTGGCTTCGTCGTAGCTCAGGCAGTATTCGTCGTGTCCCGTTGCGCCCGTGATTCGCGACTGCCAGCAGATCCGCCACTTGGCCTGCGACGGTTTGCTCTCACGCAATAGATCGTATTGGCTCCCTGATCCGGTCATTGCTCGTCTCCCTGATCGTCCAGGTACTCGTCGTAGGCTTCGTCGGCAGACCGCTCGTTGCGAGTCTTCGGCGCTGGACCATCCTCGGGGTTGCGCCGGTATCCATCGGGGGAATTGTACTCAGGCATCGATGATCTCCTGAATCATAATGCCACGCGGTTGTGAGGTGTGCAATAGGTCAATGGTACTAAAGCGGTACCTAGTTGCGCAACTATCAGGATTCCCGGTAGGCTGAATCGGGTTTGACGCGTCCGTCGAGCGGAAGATCCGAGAGACGCCGGGGATTCTTGAGCCACAGCCGGATGGCATGGAGCGTGATGGCCCCCACGGTCGTCGCGTGATTTCGGGCGTACCGGAGCAGTTGGGCGTGCTCCCTGGCCGTGACGGCAGTTCCGACCCGGATGGGTTTCAATGGGCGTTCTCCAGGATCAGGATCGGCACTTTGAGGCTCCCGTCGTTGTGCACCGGGATTTCGAGCATCGCAAGCGGATCGTTCGCAAGCTGGTTCCCTGGCCAGTTTTTTGCCAGATAGGCCGTCAATGCTTCGTGCAGCGCTTTCTTGGTCGGGTCCATCGTGTCTCCCTCACGGGTGCCGGTGGAGATCCAATCGACCGGCACCCGTCAGAGGCCAGCGCCCTCGGAGGGAAAGCGCTGGCTTCGTGACTCGCGTTATTCGTCGTCTTCCTTGTTCTTCTTGATGCCACCCACCACGGGGGCCGGGAACCCGCCACTCTGTTGCTTAGGCAGCGCCGGGAGTCCATCGTTCATCAGGCGGGCGATCTGCTCGGCAATCGCAGGGGCCGCCAGAAGCTGCATGAGTTCCTGGGTACCGGCGGGCAACGGAGCAACGGTTCCCTCGCCACCCTGGCCGGCCGTCCCTTTATCGTACGTGTGCATCGCGGTCACGAAGGCGTAGAACTGCGCCGGATCTCCGGTTTGCAGCATCCAGAAGAACGACGCGAGTGAGAACAGCGGCCCGTAGTTCTCCACGGGGTCTTGAGTTCCCCCCATGACGGCTGACCGAACGTTTGTAAACTGGATTTCAAGCAAAAAGCTATCGTCGGTGGGACTGGCGCCCGCCGCTTCGAGATCGGTGAAGGGCCGGAAATGCAGGTTCATGCCGCCGCGCGGATTCGCGTAGACGTTCTTGGGCGTCAGGAACGGCACGAAGGCCGCGATGGCGAACGCGCGCTCCAGCGCCAGTTTGGCCCAGCCGAGCGGAGTTCTGGCTTCCTGGCTGTTCGGGCCAAGTCTGTATGAATCGAGGTTGATTGGTTCCATGGATTGCTCCTCTGGCTTGCCGACTATCCGCCGGTGCCCGGTACCCAGAGTACACCAGTACCATGGAGTTGCGCAAGTGCTTTTGTTTGGGCGCTCTTCTGATCGTTCCGTCGTAGCTTGCTACACCCGGCGTTCGCGCTAATGAAGCCCTTGGTACTTGCGCAAGTGTGCGGTTTTACGGTAAACTTCCGAATACCTATGACAATGACCATTGCGAGCACAACCAAGACCGTGACGCTGGACGGTGTTCTGTGTCGCATCTGGGAAGGCTCGACTGAACGCGGGGTGAAGGTGCATTGTTTCATCCCGCGCGTGGCGGTAGCACCGGAGGACGCAAGCGAAGAGGCTATGGCTCAGTTTGAGCAAGAGCTTGCCGAGCAGCGCCCGCCGTCGCCTGTAATCGACGCAACGTATCCGCTTCGGATGATTCTCTGACTGAAGCGCGAACGCGGGAAAATCGCAAGTGACCGAGACAGCAGAGGAGAGCGCCGAACGATAAGACGATGGATCACCTCGACACCATCCTGAGGATTGCGCGAGAGCTTCAGATCTCTCCGGCTCAACTGCTGATCCTCGCCAGGGAAGCGGCTCACGATTCGTGTCTTCTGTCGGTCAATCACCTGAACCGCGAAGGCCAGATCCTGTTGATCGGCGAGCTGCGGATGCTCGAAGCAAGAGCGGTACATGCGTGAGATCGACCGCCCGCTCCGTCTCCAGCGACCCAGGACGCCAGTACGGAAGCGCCGCCGTGGACCGCCGCGCCGGGGACGGGTGATCGACCTGCAATATCTGGCGTTCATCCGATCACAACCGTGCGTCGTGTGCCAACAGGTCAAGCGTCAACTGGTAGCCGCTGGTTTCAGGCCGTCGATGCTGCACCAGCAGTGGCCCACGGAAGCCGCGCACATCGGACCGCACGGCATGAGCCAGAAGGCCGACGACACCGAAGCCGCACCGCTGTGCAGCCGCGAGCATCATCAGGAAGGCCCGGAGTCGCTGCACGTGCTGGGCAAGAAGTTCTGGGAGCATCACGGGATCGACTGGCCGGAACTCCGGGCTAGTCTCATCGCTCAGTACAACGCCACGCCGTTGCCGCGCTACGAACGCTCACGCGAAGAACGATACTCATCAACCCACTCCTGATCCTCACGCCCCGTGTAGAGCGATGAGTCGATCCGGTTGCGAGACTTCGGACCCGCGCCGCCCCGCAGCACCGTGACGATGAGGGCGAGGCCCAGCGCAATGGCGAGCGCAGCGTAGAGGATCATCGTCTTGCCCTCTCCATTTCATCCTCCGTGCCGCGCGCATGATCCTTCAGGATGAGCACCTGGACGCGCTCGGGGAGTCCATCGTAATCGATGCCCTGGCACAGCAGCTCGCCCCGCACGGTGCTTTCGAGGCGCGCCAGCGGGGCCAGCAGGTTATCGGGGATGGTGAAGCGTGCCCCAGTCATACGCGCCCCGCCAGTTTATCGCGCAACACGTCGATGAAAAGCTCGTACATGCGAATCGCTTCCCGCTTAGTCTTGTACGAACAGGGTGGCCCTTGAATGCCGCGTATCGGACCCCAGGTCCAGCCGCGTCCCATCTTGCGAATTGGGTAGCTGTCTGATCCGAAGCGAACCCAGGACATCAACGCGAATGCTTCATCCTCACTCAAACGCCCCTGGCTTTGCGTCACGTATCCGCCGTAATCAACCGCTGTTGTCGTCTTCATACTTCGATCATGCGCCCATCGGGACCGCCGTGGAATCGGGCGAATGCCTTAGTTTCGCAGATTGAACCGAAAGTACTATTGGTGCTGGTGCGTGGCCGTGGCACACTCTGGACATGAACAAGCAAACCGTAGTCGCGCCGCTCGCCGAAATCTTGAGTCTCGAACTGCCGGGAGGTTTAGGGACCGTGGACATCGCCTCTTCGCTTTCCTTTGGCGATTTGGCTACATTCATGCCGCAAAAATCCAGCACGCGGATTCGACTCTGCATGATGACTGAGGGGCACGAGCTGTTTTTCATCCTTGGGAAACTCGAAGAGCCGTGGGACCTCAAACGCTACAGGCCGCAAGATGTGACGATCCTGTACGACAGCGAACAGCCGCAACGCGCACCGCACGGCTGGGGCACACTGCCGCCGAAACAGGACGCGCGACAATAGAACGGCTAGAACCTCCGTACTATTCCGCGGTCGCGAATCGCGTGCCACAATCCCCGCATGACACACAACATCACTCCCCCGGAAATGCTTGCATCCCTCATCGAGCAGCGCAAGAAAATCGACCTCGCAATCGCGGCAGTCGAGCCGCTGGTATCCGCCGCGAAGAAACGCGGACGCCCCACGAAGGATGTGACCGAAGCGCGAGCCATCACGAACGGCAAAGCTAAGCGGCCACGGAAGACACAACCGTAAACAGGCCGTCCTTGCCGTTCTTCCCCGGTCCGCCGACGTCGCCGATGTAGACCTGAAGGACGTCGCCCGCGAAAGCCCGCTGCGGCTGCTGGAAGTAGTAGGTCTGGGCTGTCGTTCCGGCCTGGGGATAAGTCGGTGACACGATCCCGAGCGCGAAGCTTCCGTTCAGCACCACGTTGACCGGAAGATCTCCCCCGGTCGGCGGACTCGTGAAGTAGACCGTGACGAACTGCAACAGCTCTTCTGCGTTCCTGATGATGTGGGGCTGGCCCTGGATGCCCCCCACCGCTCCGGGGTTGGTGATGCCCGCGTAGCTCGGGGCAATCGGGAACACGTACTTTTCGGTGAGCGATGGTAGCGTGAGTTGTGACCGTCTCTGTAGCGCCGCAAAGAACGCGGTCCAGTCGCCGGGATTCGCGCCGGTGGTAGCGGTGCAGACGTACTGCAAAAACTGCTTATCGACTTCCTTGGTCACGAGCGTTGTCACCAGATACAGGCCCGATGGGATCAAGGGCGAGGCCATGCTGATCTGCTGAAGCTGGCCGACCTGCAGACCATGTTTGTCCGGTGTCGTCGTGTAGATCACTTCGCGCGGGATGCCGGTTGATCCAAACCTCGCCAGGATCCCCGCGCCATAGGCGGCGATGCCGGCCGGGTCCAGAATATCTTGCGCCTGCGCGACATCATCGTAGAACCCCGAGTTGCCTTCGACGGCCGCGCGGGCCGTGATCTGCGCATTGTCCTGAATGACCGTGACGGGTGAGAGTTGCGTCTCGTAGCAGACCACCATGACGTCAGTCGATTGCAACCGTGGATTCGCCTGGTTCTGCGCGACTCCGAAGCCGATGCCCCAGTACCAATCGTAGGGTTTGGTCGCGATATCGGCGATGTTGACGACGCGCTGCGCGACTCCGTTGACGCTCACCTGCGGGGGTTTGGTGATCTCGTAGAACGTGACGAACAGGATTCGGTTCCCATCGGGCGGTTGAGGACTCGATGGGTAAAGACCGGGATGCGCGACCGAAAAGGTCTCGCACCACAGCGGATTCGCTTGCGTGTTGGCCTGGATGTAAATCCGGTTTGCGTACTTGCCCCGGTAGGTTCGGACCGTCACGGTTTCGGTCAGAATGTTGCCGTCGTTCTGCGCGATTGAGAACGGCGCGGTGCCGACGCCTGTCGTGTGCGGGAAAAATCGCAGCACTTTGTAGGGGTCTACCCGGAAATCCCAGCCGGTTTTCGCCGCGATCTGGTTGAACGCTTGGCGGACGAAGATCCAGTTGAATAGTTGAGGGCCCAGGTCTACGCCGGGATCTCCATCGACCGGGTTGTAGGTGATGCCGTCGCCTGACAATAATCGGTCCACGATGGCCCCAACCGTGACTTCGAGGTTGCCGCCCTGGCCTTCCGTGAAGTACTGGCCGATGATGCGGTGATCGAAGATTTGCGAGAAGTCATTGCACTTCAGAGCCGTGACGGTGCCCTTGGTGGCCTGCCAGGCCGATTCCAGAGGCTCCGCGACTTGCCCGCCGAAGATTCGCAAGGTCCCGCGGTACACCAGGAACTCTTGCCCCACCGCTGGATGCAGCGATCCTGCAGGATCGTACAGCTTGGCCGTCGCGGTCGATGGCCCGTTCAGCGGATCGGTGATTTGCAGCGTGTTGACCAGCACAAGATTTGTCACGTCGACGCCCGCCAGAAACACCGTGGTCGGTCGCGTGAGCGCCGGGATCAGCGCGGGGCTGTTGACCTTCTCGGCGGACGGAATGCCGTTGGCGATGACGATAGAAGGGCTCTGCGCGAGCGTGACTGGTACGCCGAAGGCTTCCGCGCTCGGGATGCCGACCGCTATCGCGATGTTGGGGACCGTTGAAAGCGAGGGCTGTACACCGAATGCTTCCCCTGATGGAATGCCCGAGCAGATCGTGATCGACTGATTGCCGTCCGTGTTGACCGCCGTGCCACAGCCGAAGGCTTCCGCCGAGGGAATGCCGGCCGCAATCGTTATCGTGATGACGCCCGCGCCGGGACTCGCGAGCTGGCCAAGCTGGAGTACTCCGAGCTGGTCACCGCCGAGCTGGCCGGAAAGCGGGAGCGGCATAGGCTATCCAATCGCGAAAGACAGCAGCGTTGCAGCCATGGCGAAATTCCCATTGTTGGCCTGCACGAAAAAGCCAGCGCCATCGGGAAGTCCGGGCAGGTACGCAGTGCGACTCTCGGTCAGGCCAGTGAGCCAGTTTACGCCATCGCCGGAGACCTGAAAGAGCATGTTTGTGCTGTCGTCGCGCATACGCAGCCACAGGGTCGTACCGTAATGCACCATGTTTTGACCTAGAAACAGACCTGTCTCGCTCACCGACACCGTGGGGCTTGACCAGCGCCCCTCAAAGAGAAACGACCGCAGGTCCATTTTCAGCAGCAGAATCTTTGCAGTGCCACTGTCTCTCAGGAAAATACCCACGGTCTGATTCTGCGAACCGGTGTTAGCGGCCATGAAAACGAAAGCGGCTGTGAGCGAGTACGGAGCCGTGGGAGCCACTGTAGCTATTCTTGAGATCAGCGAAGAGTCGGCATGGGCGGGATCGATGGACAGATAGATGCCGCCACCGGCGGGCGTGACAACGCCGCTGTTCTGCCTGAGCCAGCTCCATGATGGAATGTTGGGATCGGTAAATGCATTGACTGGGCCAAACGGATCGAGTGTGCTCCCCGAGTCGCGGCACAACACCATGCCATCGCTGTAAAGTTGTAGGTTGCCCGCGAGAGATGCCGCCAAGCGACCCGCGTATGTTGATAGTTGATCGGCGTCTTTCCGAAGCTGCTGAAGTGCCGCAACACTGATGATCGTCCCGTCTACCAAGTCGCCCGCACTCGCATTTGCATCCGCGCCTTCCGATGCGCCGGTGAACGTCGTACCGGCTACCGATGTGACGCGAAAGAGCAACTTGACCGCCTTCGTGGTGGAGTCTCGAATCGTGAGGGTGAATGTGCCGCCCGATGGGAAACCGGTCGCGCTTGTGACGCTGATCGAACCGGCACCGGCGGTGTAGCCCGATGCAAGCGTGGTGCTCGCGAGATTATTGAGTTGCTCCGGCATGGCAGGCTCCTACAGCTTGAAAATCTTATTCGCGTCGGTGGCCCACGCGAGATTCACATCGGCACCCGTTCCGGTCGAAGGCAAGCCGGCCGCCGTGTCGATGTAGGCGATCAGCCGCGACGTGTTGTCGGTGCCGGTATCGTCGAAGACCACCACAGCCCCGTAGGGCGAGCCGTTCGTCACGGCTGCGAACACCGTGTTGGCTGCACCCATCACACCCGCCGCCGTGGTTTTTGTCCCGAGGTTGGCAGTGCGCGCGATAATGTCGCCCGACGCAATGATATTCAAGAATTGATCGGTCGCGAGATTCACCACGTAGTGGCCCGCGCCCGTGCGGATCAGCGCCGCCTTGATGTTGTCGCCGGACCACGAGACTTCACCCTTCGCGAAACTCTCGCGGCCTTTGTCATAAATTACGTTCGCCATTTTCTCTCCTCACTGTACTCGAATGCCCAACTCTTGCAATTTTGCCACGATGTTGCTGCCGACGATGTTGCTCAGTTCCGTCATGCCGCCCGCCCCCACGACCGTCCCGGCCTGAATCGTGATCGGAATCGTCACGCCGCCGCCCGCCGTCACGGTCCCTTGCTGCGAAATGACGCCCAACTGAGACAACGGCACCCTGGCCATCTGGGGCGAAACCGCCTGGGCGATGGGCGCCACGACCGCGATCACTTCCTTGATGCCGGAAAGCATCGATGCTGTGCCTACAGCGGTGACCACCGCGACGGTTTGGAGCGCCTGAGCCGTTTGGCTGAACCCGGTCGTCAGGCCCGTAGCGACGGTCTGGAGGCCATCGACGCTGGTGCTTAGTGCCGTCGTGGCGGTCCCAACGGTCCCGAGCGTGGTGTTCAGGCTGGCCGTTGTGGTATTGAGGGCGCCCGTCACCGAGACCTGGCCCCCGATGTTGACCGTGAGGTTTTGCAGGGTCGCCAGGATGCTTTGGAGGTCCGAGTCGATCTGGGTGAGCAATCCCGTAATTTGGCCTGTGTCGGCGGCGCTGATCGTCGGCTGCTGGATAATCGGGGCCGGTGTTGTTCCCCCACCGCCACCGGAAACCGGGGGTGGTGCGTTGAATGTACCCGAGCCCGCGCTTGCGCCTCCGATAGTACTTGAGATCGAGAAGGCCCCGCCGCCGGTTACCAAGGTTCCGCCGACCCCGAGTTTCCCGAAATTCTTGTCAAAGTCGATAAAGGATTGCTCGAGCGAATCTACTTCCTTGATCTTGGCTGCGAACGCATCCATGAGGGCGTTGGCTTTGCCGACCGACGTTGAAACATTGTCGAATGCAGTACCGAGCGTGTTGGTTGCCGACGCTGCCGCGTTGCTGCTGTCCGCGAGCTTCGGCATCGTCGCCGTCAGCATCTGGATACCGAGCGCCTGCGCGTGTGCCGCCGCTTCGGCGTTGCGGTGTGATCCCGCGATCACTTCGATGCCGTGGGTGAAACCTTCCTGGACAGGCCCGACGAACTTTGCAGCCGCCGCCGTCAGAAGACCCTCGGCGTCCGCATGGGCTTCCGCTGCCTTCGCGGCGCTCAGGTGCTCCGCCCCGAGCTTCGGGAGTTTTTCGGCCAGTGCCGCCTGGGCGGCATCAACGGCCTGTAGCGCATCTTTCAGGTCCTGCGAGGTCGCGGTGTGCTTCCGGTAGGCTTCGGTGACCGCGATCAGGTTGACCTGCGAATCGTTCAGCGCGATTTTGAGCGCGTCCACTTCGGCTTTCGTGGCCTTGTGGGCTTTCCCAAGCAGGTCCACATGGACCGCTGCCTTGTCGGACGCCTCCGAAACGGCTGTGCCGGTATCGCCCCAGATTTTACCAATCGACGCGCCGGTATCGTGCCAGTCCTTTTTGACACTATCGAGAAAGTTAGTCCAGTAAGCCGCGCCGCGTGTGTTGGCGTCGAGCAATTCCTGATTCGCTTTTGCGAAGTCGCCGTGAACCACATCAACGATGGCTTTACCGACCGCCGTAATCGCGTTCGACATGATCGCGCCCCATCCTACGACGAAGTTCGCGATCTGCTTGAACACCCCGATCAACTCAAGCGCCACATCTTCCAGAAATTTGATGCCGGTGCCGACTACGGTCGTCAGGCCCTTGAAGCCGTCCAACGCTTCGCCAATCGCGGCCCATGCTTCATGCACGGCGTTTTTGATGCGCGTCCAGGACCGCTCGGTGTCATCGGAGAATGCCTTTTCCACGTCTCCGAATTTTTCAGTTTCGGCGCTCTGGATAATAAGGGCACGCGTCTGCTCGTCGGTGTTCTCCTTGAACGCCTTCATGATCTCGGCGCCAGTGGCTCCCTCCTGGCCCATCGCTTTGCCGATGTCCTGGATGTTGAGCCCGATCTGGGTCAGAGAACGCTGCATGATAACGCCAGTGTTGACCATGCGCTCGATCATGGCGAATGCCGTGTCGAGAGACGTGCCCATCGTGGTAGCGCCGCCCGCGACGGCCTGTAGCAGCGGTGGGATCTTGTCGAGTTCAAGGCCGAAAAACGCAAGCTTCTGTTGAGCGAGCAGCAATGATGGAAAACTTAAGCCATCGCTCTTGGCCAGCTCTTCCATTCGTTCGATGGCCTTGTCGGTTTCTTCAGCACTCTTCGTCAAGCTCGTGAGTGCGATGCGTGCCGTTTCGACTTTCGAAAATGCCTCGATCGCTTCTTCCGCCGCCGCCTTCAATCCTTCGAGGGTCAGGATGCCGCCGCCGACTTCCTTGAACAGTTCGACCAGGGAACTCTCGGCATGGTGCGCACCTTCGGCGACGTGTTCAAGCGGTGGCACCAGGTCTTCTATGTGTGGCGTCGCGCCGCCGGCCGCGTTGCCCAGTGCGGTCGCGGCATCGGCCGCGCCGTGCAGGTTCGGCTGAACCGCAACCGCGGCATCCCCGGCGCCCTTGAGCGAGAGATCCAGCTCATCGAGGCCCGATTGCAGCTCGGTGCCGATGTTGACCGACGACAGCGCCGCATCTATGTCCTTCGCGGCCGCCGCCGCGCGCTCGGCAACCGTGCCGAACGCTTCTTCAAGGGGCGAGAGATCCCCGCCGACCGTAACGATGAGATCACCGAGCCCCGAGTTATCCATCGGCCCGAACCTTTGGCGCGACGTACCCCTGGGCCACCAGCTCTTCGAACCCTTGGTGCTCCATGGCTTCGTTGCGCTGCCGGATCGCCTCGAACATCATCCGCATCGTATCGATCTCAACGGCGGTAGAGCGTGGACCTTGGCTTCGGGGCACTGATCCATTATGCCCCATGATGTCTTCGAGCGTATAGGGCTGCGGGTGCTCCTTGGTGTCCCGCATCAGGTTTGCGATCTGGAGCATCTGGGCCCCGACACGTCTTTCGGCGCGTTCTTCCTGATCGATGTAGCACTTCCACACCGCCGCGAAGTGGCGTGGTGTCATGTCGCAAACTCGCGCGGGAGTCAAGCCCAGGAACTCGCCCGCAGCAATCAGCTCTACCCAACGCTGCTCGGAGTCTCCTGGACTGGCGCGGGAGTGTCCGGTGTCTTCTCCGGCTTCGGGTGCCTTGCGTTCACCATCTCCTGCTGATTCCGAGCTTGATCGAAAGCCGCGTTTACCGCTTCAGTGATGAGCGGAAATTCCGCGATGGTCACCATCAGGGAAAGCTCTTCGGGTGTCTTCTCCATCGCGTGGGCCACTCCAGCCTGCAACATCGCCAGTGTGCGTTCGTAGGCTTCCGCGCCCTTCACCGGAGTCTTATCCTCAACGACGATGCCGGATTTCATCAACCGAATTAAATCGCCGATGCGAAACTTGATTTCAATGCTCTGCCCATCTAGCATGATCCGTGGATACACGATGGGGTCTACTGCCTGAGGTTCTGCCATGGCGTGCATGATAGCACGGGTGGCCATCATGTGCGCAAGTAGCGATAGGCTGAAGTTCAGGCCGCTGTGCCGACGATCACAGCCACGCACAACAGAATCAGCGCGATCCAGAGCGGCACACGCTCTGGCTTGATCCCGCCCACTATCGTCAAGATCGCTGAGATCACCGCAAGAATCAGAGCAGCGTTATGCAGCACATCGCCTCCTATGCGTTCACGCCGGGGAATCTCGGGACACCGATGACGATCAGGCTGACCGTGGCTTCGATGACGCCCGCCACCGGAGACTTCATCGAGAAGCCGTCCATCTGGGCCTGGAACCCGACGACCGTACGGGTCGGCACCGTGGGGTAGCTGAGCTGGCAATCGAACGGCTGATTGGGAGCTTCGGGCAGCCCGCGATTCATGAAGCAGGCGAGCAGCCGGATGTGACCCGGATCGTTCATGATGAAGAACAGCGGAAACGAGAGCTTGCCGGGATCGAGCAGCGTGACGATTTTGCGGCGAAACGCATCGGCGTTCGAGTGGCTCGTCACATCGACGACCGTCGCGGCGAGCGTGAGGCCGGTCTGGTCGCCCACGTTCGCGACGGTCGCGAACACTTCGGGCGAAGCGGTCGTCGGAAGCTGGAAGTAAGTGTTGATTGCGGCATTGGCATTGGCAGGCATCTAAAAAGCTCCTTTATTGGTCGGAAAACCATACCCCGACATCGAAATAGTTGACTGGGATCGGCGGCTGCACGTTCGATTCAACACCGTCCCTGAGTCCGAGAAAGAAGTTGGGCGCCCGCACGGTAGTGACGGGCGACTCGGGAGTTGCCGAGAGATCGATGTGGTTGAGCGCTGCGGAAAGCGCCTGCACGATTCCATTGAGTTCTTCAGCGGCTCCGGTGAAACCACCGCGTGTTTGGGTTGGCGAGAGATCACTCCAGATCGTGAAAGAGATCCTGCACCATCCGGTACCGGGCAACGGGATACCGCCGGTGCTGGTCCCGTGAGTCTTGACGGGCTGGGTTGAGACGCGCCGGAAGATCGCAGCGGGATAAACGGGCTGCTGAGGCAAAGAAGGCCAGTACAGGCGATTCCCCAGAATCGCATTGACGCCAGCATCGGCAACGAGAGCAGCGCGTAGTTCAGTTTCAAGGGCCGTCATCCTCTCTGTCGCGCCGCCACTTGGCTCGCGGCGTCATCGAGCGCCGACATCACGCCGTCTTTGATGGCCGCGCGCGCCTCTTCTTTCTTCTGATCGAACGCCGGCCGCATGTAGGGCTGAGCGGCCTGGTGGTAGGTCCTACCGAGTTTGTCGGTTCCCATGAAGCCAAGCTCGATTCTGCGGGCATACGCGGGATCGAAGCCGTACTCGTTCGACGATTCGAC